TTTTTTATGGTAGCTCCTGTTAGTTGTTCTAGTATTATTTTTGTACTCTTACTGTTCCACCCTTCCAAGTTTATCGTATAGTATTTTCTGTAAAACCTAGCAATAACAGTGCCATAGTATAAAACTTGAAAGCAATCCTCATTTGGTTTCGTACCGCCATGTACACGTTCCAACAGTAGATTTTTATTTCTACGCCCATACGAATCAGAGCCATCATCACATAAGCGTCTGACCATTGGCGCATCAGTTCTACAGTGCTGTGTTTGTCTGTATCTGCGTTCCACATCTAACCATGAGTTAAATTGAGGGACGTGTCTTTTTAATGATTGAAACATATTCTCTCTCCTCTATTTAGTTTATAGTTCGGCTTCAAACCAACATTGCTCTGTTCTCTCAACACATTTATGAATCTTTCTGCCTAATATTAATCGGGCATAAACTTCATCTACAGTATTTGTATCTGTCTCTCCCAATATAATACTGTTAGCTCGTATCATTTCGTCCTGACTCTTATGCTTTCTTGCTAACTGAATATTAGCAGTGGGTATGGATTCATCACTCTGCGAAAGCCATTCCTCCGAATCCTCATAAACTCCTTTCTCTGTATTGAACCAACCAAAGTGGTATGCGTCTAGAAGGTCAAGTAACATCGGACTATAGGCATTCAGTTGGTCTATACAGTCCTTCAAACCTTGTTCAATTTTAGGCATATCTTGTTCCCTAAAATAATAAACCAACCTGTCGTCAGGTGGTGTACCTGTTACACCAAAGCTATCCGCATCATCACTGCTCTGACAGGCAAACCAGAACTTCCCTTCGATATCGCCTGAGTAGTATCTACCCATTTTCTTCCCCCTCCACTAGTTCTAGTATGTCTTTCTTTAGGTTCTGTGGTTCATACTCTCCATTTGCTATCTCAGCTATCATCATCATCAAATCACTCCACGACCAATCTGAACCCAACCATGTTTCCACGTTTTCTGCTGTAACTTCTTTACTCATCTTTCACCTCCACTATTTGTCCATTCTCTACTAGGGCATTTAATGTTTCTTGAGCATAGTTAACTTCGTCCTCTAACTTCGCTATGAGAGCATGGTAAGCCTTCGTAGCTTCGGCTCTGGATTCAAAGCGTTTATGAGACCATTCTTCTTCCTCAATAACCCCCCCATCTTGTTTATCCATATATCTAAATTTCATTCTGGCTAGGGGTTTCTCGATTGTGATTAGTATTTTAAATTTCATTTCATTACCTCCTTAATTTAAAAGCTTTACGTTTAGGTTGGTACTTCTTAAGTATTTTCTCAGTCAAAAATGCAGGTTCCCAACCTGCACATTTTTTACGGACATTAACAATAACTTCCTTAGGAAATGGCAGGTTGTCCCAATCCCAGTGATGCTCAAGCCCCTGCGTCCATTGGGTTATTCTCCATAGTTGAAATGGGTATAATTCGTTTCTGAGATTACCTATATACCCTTCTAAACTTCTCGCCCATCTATTTTGATCGAGAACCTTGTTTATAATTCTGCACTTAGCAATACTGCTATCGTATTGGTAGCCACGTGGCTTTGTATTGTTTTTAGCTAAATACTTAATATGCCGATATAGCCACCTCCATGCCTCTGACCTCTCTTTGTTGTTAAGTCTTTTGAGTTTGTTCCGCATTCTCCTCCTCCTCATTTATTAATCTAAAATTAAACCCTTCGACATCTTCATTCCTTACACACTCTTCCATATAAGTAAGTAACCATTCATATATATCTTCTACCTTATCTGCTTCAAAATGGTCTAGGAAAGTTACTTCGTATTTAGGCATTTTTAGCCTCCTCTTTAGCTTTGCGTTTGGCTGCTTTCTCTTCACGTTTCTTGCGAATTTGTGATGCCAATAGTCTCTTGCGTTTCTGCTTTCTTTCTTTAGATTTTCTCATTTACTTCCTCCTCATCAGTTAAATCGTGGTCATAAATCTCATAGGTATATCCTTCGGGTAGGTTATTTACATCAACAACACAACCTCCCATAACTTCAATGGTGATGGTTTTCATGTGGTTTCCTCCTATGCTGTTTTCCATTTTTCCAATAACCGAAAACTAACTCTTCCCCAAGCACCACCATTTCTTCTACGCATTTTTCTATATTCTAAAGGCAGTATTCCAAAACCAGTTTCCGCTATAGCACTCGCCCTTTCAGCTTGGCTCTTGGAGTACATACACCCATGAGTATTAACCTTTCTCGAACTGGAGTATTTTCTTTTGAACCAACGCTTACTACGTCTTTTGTCTTTTTTATCTCTTGTTTCCGTAGCTAAATATCTACTCATTACTTCACCTCCAACGTGCCTACGGCTTTTAGTAGAATGTATGTACCCTTCGCCAAATCTTCTCCCTCTGTGTTATTGGCTTTATGCATTTCATGCTCTATAAAATCTTCAGTCGAACCTGCTATGGCTATCTCTCCCACATCATGTTCTTCATTGACTGCGATAATGTCGCCATCGTCAAGACTAGCTATTTCTATTGTGTCTTTTAGTTTCATGTTATTTACTCCTATGAAATCCCGAACAAATGGCTATACAAGCCACAAGTTCGGGGGTTGTGAATGTTGGTGTTATATGGTTGCTCCGTGTGTGAGGTGTAAGGTGAACAGTCGGAACATATGTGGGTGTAAAGATATGTTGTACTCTTTACATGCTTGAAGGACACACATGGGTGCTGACCATCTGTGAGCTGAGTGGTAGAAATATCCTGCGAGTTCGAGCATCTTGTGCTCTTTGTTTGATACCGTCATGTTGATTCTCCTTTTAAAAAGTGAACAAACGGCTAACGTAGCCGTTTGTTCTGGTGATGTTAACTTATTTACGATAAACAAATTTATCAACGAATGCTGATTTTGCACTGTGTAGAGCGTCTGAAAACCCACGTCCTTTAAGAAAGAACTTGCTACCTAAGACCTCAAAAAAGAACGCTCGTTGTGCGTCAGTATTAATATGTCTTAGTGCGCCATAGAGAGCCGCGCGTTGTTCAGAATCTAAGTATGCGTACACGTCAGCTTTAGTTTCAGGTTGACGAAGTGCCATGTTGATTCTCCTTTTAAAAGTGAGTGGTATAAGTCTTACGGTATCCTTTCCAATCAATGGAGAGAGGTTAACTTTGTCCCTGTAATCTTCCTCTTATACCACTCGAAATGGTGTGAACAAGTGGCTAACATAACCATTTGTTCGAGGTGTATAAAGTCCGCCAGTGCGAACATTTATACCTTCTCCCCATGTATATCACACTAACAGAATTATTGATAAAGTCAAGTTTAATGTTCGACATTTTGTCGCCTAAATGGGGTGAACATAGTTTTGGGGTTGGTGATGCTCCAAAGTAAAATGATATACAGATGGTATATACAGATGGTATAAAAGGTACAATTTTGTCTATACAGATGGTATAAATAAATATACGTTCTGTATAGACATTTTGTCGTATTGGGTGGTGAATGAGGGGAGAACGTCATAATGTCGGAAGAGGATTGATTTGACGTAATTTTATTAAGTGTTTGATTTGCGTGTAAAATTACAGATTTGAATGAGTATAAAATTACACCTTAAGTTATTGAATAGTAAGTAAAATTACATGTTTGAGCTTCGTTAGCTTTGTATCATTACACGCTATGTGTATGATAACTAAGTAAAATTACAAAATTACACGTTTTTGCCAAGAACTCTGCACTGCGTATCTTCTTTGAACGAAGATAACGAAGAATATACAGATGGTATATTTTGATCAATTTTTATTTTGCTAAAGCTAATTTATTTAGTGTAATAATGTAATAATGTAATAATACAGCTGAAACCCTTGCTATTACTACGTTTATAAAATTACACCTATTATTACAAAATTACACATTGTGCAATGCAGTATCACGAAGTTAACTTGACAATAACGCGACACAATGTCGCGAAGTTAACTCGGTGAACATTTGGCTATCATGACCAAATGTTAGCTTCGTTGACCTTCCCCCAAACCAAACCAGTTCAGTGCATCACACTCCCTTATGACCGTACATGTAACTCCCTTATGACCGTTGTATAGATGTATAACTATGATAAGGGAAGGTAAATGAGGGAAGGTATCAGATGACAAAGTTGACTAGGTGAACATTTGGCTAACATAACCAAATGTTCAAATTGATTACAGGCATAAAAAAACCCCACCGAAATGGTGGGGTTTAATTAACTACCAGATTAATTAGCTTGTGTATTCTTTCCAAGCGTTAATCTGTTTAACTATGAAGTCAGATTCATCATGTTCATGTTTTGTTAACCATGCCATGTAACCTGCCAACTCAGTAGACACATCTTTCAGACTACTACGAACAGCTTTGTTAAGCTCAGTTCTACTTTCACGCTCGGCTTTCTCAGTCGCTTTGTCCTGAGCTTTCTTGCGTTTTTGTAGTTCCGCCGCGAACTCCCCTGCCTCAGCTATGGTACTCATATCCTGAGCCAATTCCTCAGCTTTCGATTCAATTTGAGAATCACTGAGACCATCGAACTTTTCCGCTTGAGCCTTACGTTTAGCACTCATGCGAACTGCATCAGGTGTTGCCTTTGCAGGTTTAGTTATTGCAGGAATTTCAATATCACCGACCACAATACCTTCATTAGTCAGTAACTTAATAGACGCGCCAAGAATATGGCGTACTCTATCTTCGCTTAACTCATAAGCTGTAACACAAGCTTTGGTTATGAGCTTTCTACCCATAGTCCAAGTGTTGTAATCAAAGCTTTCAACAGGGATAACCCCGTTGTCGCTCACCACATTATAGAACGCAAGAGCTAACTCTTGCTCCTTGTTACGAAGTTGACCAGATGTCAACTCGTAATCTTGTATACCAGAGACTGCAACCTCTACCGCCTGTAACTGAGAGGCGTTGAGGTGAAACGAACTTTTGGCTGATATACCCAAAAGTTCACGCGCTTTTGATTCATTCATAAGATGAACCTCCATTGATTAAGTAACGAACAGGATTGTTCCTTACAAGAAATACACTAACAGGAAAATTGGCAAAGTCAAGATATTTGTTCGGAACAAATGGCTATCATAGCCAAATGTTCATTGGCAAAATCTAGGCGAACCCACCTATCCCCCATCACCCAATATCTCACTTCGTTACACCTAACCCCTTTACACTTAAATTTGCTCAAACGATCAGAAAAAATTTAAAAATCGCTAGGTCCCCACCCCCCGTTTCACGTGAAACACCCCCCCTTGCAAAAGTGGTTCATACTAACCAAAAAATTATTTGAAAAATTTTAAAAACTATGGTCTTATTGGCTTTGAGGGTTTGGCATAAAACCTGCATAAATGTAAATAGGTGAACAATAACAATGAGGAAAAAGACATGAAATGGGAAACTCCAGAATACAGTGACATCCGCTTTGGCTTTGAAGTCACTATGTATATTAATAATAAATAATATAACCTCCTACTCGTTATAGGTTAAGGCGTACTCCTCCTCCGTTTAGTACGCCTTTTTTTATTGTGCTTAGCAAATATATGTGTAAAAATCAAAAAATATTTTAGGAGACTTTAAATGGCCACAAAGACAAAATTACTAAAGAAAGGTGTTAAGAAACTTAAGGAAGTACAAGAGGATTTATTTCCCGACACACTACCAAAAAGTCCAGAAGCGATTAAGAAAGCTACTAAAGAGCAACAGGATAAGCTTAAGAGAGACCAAATGGATATGTTTCCTGAGGATTTAGCAAAAAGACAAAAAGATGCTCAAATGAAAAAAGATATGCTTGGGAAGAAGTCAAAGAAAAAGAAAGCAGTGAAAAAAGCTGAAGGCGGCCCTGTTGAGAAATTTGGTGCTGGTGGTGAAATTCTTAAAACTTTATGGAAAAATAGACCAAGGCTTAAAACTGTTAAAGAAACAGAATCACTAAAAAAGAAAAAACTAAGGGAGAAAAAGAAAAAAGAAAAAACGGAAACTAAATCAGGTCCTGTGACCAAGTCTTCTGATTTTGATCCAGGTACTTCTAAACACATGTCATTAAACAAAAAACAAAAAGAAATACAAAAAAGAATGGATGCTGGTGAATTTGATAGACCAGTTAAAAAAGCTGGCGGTGGTAGGATAAAAACAGAAAGAGAAAGAGCACAAGAAATAGTAGACAAAGGCTATGCAAAAGTTAAGGCAAGAAGAGAAAAAGCAAAACGCATAGCTAAAGGTGATATGAACCCTAAAAAATATGCCAGCGGTGGTCGTGTTAAAAAATCTAAATCTATTGACGGTATTGCTCAAAGAGGCTTCACAAGAGCCAAGCATAGATAAGATGGCCAAGAAAAAACAAAAAAAGAAAAAGTTTAAAATACCTAGGATACCTAGTGTGTATGATATTCGAGGTATAGATGCAGATGCTATGGATGCAACAATAAAAGATATACCTAAATACACAAAGGAAGCATTAAAAGAACAGGCCAAACCAGAAAACATGGCTATCTTAGCTGCAGAAACTTTTTTCCCTTATGCTAAAGTTGGTAGGGGTGTTAAATCAATGTATAAATCTTTAAAAAATCGTAAACGTGTCCCGGCTATGAAAGAAGGCGGTAAAGTAGAAAAATATAAAGACACTTTTGATAAACGCATGAGATCTGCAGAAGCAGGTGGTGGCCTTAAAGGAAAATCTAAAGCTAAAAAATATAAAAAAGGTGGTATGGTTAAAAAATGTAAAGTAGACGGTATCGCTAAACGCGGTTTTACTAAAGCTTATTCAACGAAAAAAGGAAAGTAAGATGGGAGCAATTTCAATAGCAAAAAAACTTTTGAAGGGTAAGAAGAAAAAGAAGGATCGTAAAAAACCCAAAGGCTGGCAAGAACCAAGATCGTACAAACGGAAATTAGAAAAAGAACGAGGACGCCGGGATGATTTGGCGCTTGATTCTATTTATTTAGAGGGTAAAAAGAATCCTAAAAAGATAAAGGATATGAGTGATAAGCGAATTGAAAAAGAACTAAAGCTTCTTAAACCTGATTTGACTATGGAGGAAAGGGCTGATCTTTTAGGTGGGTATAAAGAAGGCGGCCCCGTTAAAATAAAAGATCGTCAATATTTAAAAGGTAAGTAAATGCCGTTGACTATTGTTCCGGAAAAAGATATACCTTTGCCGGATGATTTTGAAGCACAAGAGCCCACTACTTTAAACACAAAAGTTAAGGTCGCTGCTTCTACCGCTAAAGTCCTAGTAGAAGGAGGCGCAGAGATTCCCGTGAGTACTCCCGAAAAAATTGATGCAGAAGAATTGTTTAAAGTTTTTACTGATCCCGAACAAAAAGGAATAGCTAACGCTGCAGTAAATAAATCTTTAGCAACCCCTGCCACAGTTAAACATTTGTATGCTATGCTTAGTGACTATGATCATCAGGTCGTTCAGGAAGCAGTGCAGCTTAGACGCTTTGTTACTAATAAATTAATAGAAGATACTGGTCTTAATGACCCACGCCATAGGCTGAAGGCGTTAGAATTACTAGGGAAAATCTCAGATGTGGGATTATTTTCCGAAAAAACAGAAGTTATTGTTAAACATGCAACTACGGAAGAGTTGGAAAAACAAATAAGAAGCAAACTCGCTAACATCATAGGACGCGAAAAAACAATTAATACATCTTTTGAAGTAATTGACGACGAAATGGGGACATTAGAGAAAGAACCAGAAGGAGAAGAATAAAATGCCAACAGGAGTTCCATCACCTTGGCTGTCGTTAATTTCAGTTTTATTGCCAATAATCATTAGTGCCTTTATGTGTATGGTGTTATTGGTGGCTTGGAAGAGAGCTAACAGAGCTGACGGCAACCACGAACTAAAATCATCAACTATCTTTACTAATATGCTAATTGCCGGTGCGATATTTGGTTCAGTAACGCAATGGTGCATGGGTGAAATAATTAACGCCTTAACCAATGTTCAAACTAATGAGATTAAGATGATGGTGTTAGCTTCGTTATTTACGGGGCCGCTATCTTTAGCTATGTATCATGGGTTACGAGGTTGGTTTCGTACCCGTAATCCTGGGATGTATAAGTTTTTAACCGTGAAACACGCAGCAACAGCTGATGAATTAGGTCTATATGGCGGCGATGCATCAGATATGACTGTGCAGGCTCACGATAAAAAAGAAAAATAAACATGAAAGATAAGTTAAAAGAGTTATATTGGGATTTATTAGATTTTTTAGAGGATGTAGGTAACTTTATATCTAAGAATTGGCTTGATTATTCTGTGTATATATACGCTGCCTTGACTACAATATTTATTTTGTGGCTACTTTAGGAGAAAAGGGGATTATGAAGACAATTATTCATGTAAATCAGCATAAAATAAGGGCTAACACCAAAAATGGGACTAATGAGCCTGTTTTAACTGTAAAAAACTACAAAGAAAACCGATATTGCCATGAAGCTACAATTCATGGGGAATCAAAGGTAGTTCATAGCCCCCATAAACCCCTATCTTGCGGTGCAAGGGTGTGGATAGAGACGCAATCAGACGTAACTTTAAGATGAAATTTATATTTTTAGTGATAATTGCTTTTATTCTTTGTGGATGCTCCATGTTGCTCGTTAGCACATTATGAATATAGAAGGATTTGACCCACAAGATATTCAACTAGCACTATCCAAGCTTAATACTCTACCCAGAGCTGAGCAGATAGATTTTCTAGAAACTCTAGAAGCTTATGAAAAGCAAGCACAGCTAACCGCTCGACAAACTACCTTTCTGCCTTTTATAAAACACGTATATCCTGGCTACAAAGTTGGACCTCATCATCGACATTTAGCACAGATATTTGAGGACATAGCTAACGGAGTTAAAAAA